GTAATACGACTCACTATAGGGCGACATCGAGGTGCCAAACTACTAAGAACTTGATCATATCTGTTAGGATCAGCAAAGCCAACTACGTTTGTATCTGGACGACTTGCGCCAATAGCACCTGAATAATACTTTACAGTCTCGTAACGAATAGTTACTGTATGTGTCATAATTCCGTTGCCTTGACTATAATCATATGTATCATGTTTCCAATCAGTGATCATAGGATTGACTAAAACATAAGCTGCAAATTTATGCTGATTTAATCCGTAAATTTTAATATCTCTAAAGAAAGGAGGCTTACCTTCAGCGGCATATGTGCCGTCGTTATAACTTTCTCCTACATAACCCCAATCGTTAACAAAACGATCGTGACTGTATAAATCTCTTGTGTTGTATCCAAAACCTGCAGGTGTTACGTTATTGTTACCACTAGTGCCGTTTGTATTAGGCACGCCCTCGTACTTTTGTACAGGATCTTTGTAGTAATAAGAAAAATAACTATACCATAAATTTCGTATTGTATCACCACCGTCGTCGTTAAATGTAATAGTTACAGGTTGATATTCAATCTTTTTCTGTACTAATCTTTTACGATTGTACTGATTTAAAGTTTCAACATCAATTTGATAGCTTGGAAGATCAACTGTCTTAACACTTAGTCCAATACTAGTTTGATCGCCATTTTGGAATGCGCTGGCTAGTGATGGTATTCCGGTTGTGTTTAAATTAAAGAATGTGTGGAATAAGAACTTGAGTCTTGGAGCAAGTTCGTATCCATTAGTACGAAAGGTTTTACTAGCGTGGGTATAATCTCTTAACCCGTTATCGCCAATAAAACCTTTTAGAAAGTCCTGTCCAAAAGACATTACAATCCTGTAGTTACGCCTGTAGCCACATCTCCAGCACGACCAACTAATGTACCAGCAGTTCCAACACCGCCACCAACGATCTGGTTAGCATTGTCGAATCTAATAGTCATTGCAATTTGCATAGCTTCGCTTGAACCGTAGTTAGCATCACCGTAGTTAACGCCTTGTAGGTAGCAACCATATAGTTCCCATGATTCAAGAACGATTGGTTCAACAGCACCGTTACCGCCATCAAGTACTTCAAACTTAGTTAAGAACTTATAGTCGATACCAGCACTTGCTGATGCCATTTCCATGAAGTCTAATTGCTTTTGTAATTGTGCGCCAACTAAACGTTGTACGTTTGCACCAGCATCATCACGTAGGTTACATACTACATCACCCCATGTGTGCTTGCCTGCTAATTTAATTGTTGAGTTATAGATCGGAAGATCGATGTTCTCAAATGTTACTTCTGGACGAGCAAAGTCCACAACCTGCTTTGTTAATTCTGTTACTGCTGAGCCTGGTGCACCAAAATTTTCAAACATCACTCTAAAGCGATATTTTAGTTTCGGCATTAACAAGCCTTGAGTAGATGCACTTTGATCACTGGCCAAAGGCACTGTCATTCTGCTTAGTGATGATACGGCCATTTTTTTCTCCTATATACTGTTATTTATGGTTTCTGTCTCTGGTTAAAATAGGGTAGTTTCCTACCCTATTAATTAACTAGCTGTTCCAGAAATCTCTCCTGTGTTCTTGATACGAACTGGAATGTAGATAAATTCAACTGCTTTAACAGGTTCAATAGCAATATCAACATACAATTCATTTCTATCAATACGAGCTGGTGTGTTGTTACTTAAATCACACACTACCAAGTAGTCATAGAGACCGCGTTTAGCAACTAAGTCAATCATTAAACCATCGATTGCGTTCTTGATTTCGTTACGTGTAATTTGATCGTTTGGTTCAAACAAATACTGTTTGCCAATAACTTCTAAACGTCCACGGATATAAGCAACTAAACGTGCTACGTTAATACGATCCATTGCACTTGCTACACTTGTTACAGTCTTATTACCAAAGTTAGTAATACCAACACCAGGAATAAATGTAATCGGGTTAATAGCGTTTTCGTACAATGTGTCACGTAAACCTTGGTTAACACCTAAGCTTTGGAATTCACCAGTTGCTGAATTGATATAACCAATTTGTACAGCATTGTCAATAACACCACGACGTGTACCAGCTGGAGCTAACCATGGGTACGCAACTTCATCACTACGGATGATTGTACGCAACATCATGTGACTCGGTGCTGTTACAACTGCACTACCGGACAAATCTGTTGTTTGGCACCTCGATGTCGCCCTATAGTGAGTCGTATTACAATTCA